CCAAGCAGCGATTCTTACACGCAAGACTGCAAAGAGTAGCTTTGTGCAGAGCCCATTGATTCCTGTGCTTGGTGGTATTCAGCCTGGTATATTCTCGCAGATATCCACTATGGAAAACAAAGACAATGGGTTCTTAGACCGATTGCTTGTTAGCTATCCTGATAAGGAGATTGAGCATTACAACAAGAACTCCATAGACCAAGAAATATTGGATTGGTATGAGGCTTACATAAGTCAGTTCTATAACCTAGTTCGGACTCAGGTGTTGCAGTACAATAAGTTTGGAGAGATTGAGAGTCGAATCATTCGATTTGATAGCCAAGCAGATATTGAGTGGGAGCGGATATTTAATAACATCACAGACTTGCAGAACTCTGATGACATATCGGAATATGTAAAGTCGATGTTGAGTAAGCAGAAGGCTTATGTACCTAGATTTGCTATGCTGATTAATACCTTGACTTCTTTTGAGACAGGGAAGGACTTTGACTTTGTTACTAAGGAAAGTTTGCTCAAGGCAGAGAAGTTGAGCAACTACTTTATTGCTATGTCTAAGAAGATTAAGGTCAGTAGCTTGGAGTCTAATGAGCTTAGTGAGATAATTAGGTCGATGAAGAATGAGTCCATAGAAAAGAAAATAGAGATGATTCATAAGACCATCCCTGATTTTAACCGCTCTGAGTTAGCGGAGTTACTTAATGTTAGTAGAACCACTATTTATAAACACTTAAAGAAATGATTGAAGCACTAGACGAAGTATCAGAAATCCCATTTGAAGTATTCTGGGATAAGTTTATGGAGCAGAGACCTGGGGACTATGATAAGACTTACACCCAAGGAATTTGGCTAAAGATGAGAGAAGCAAATAGAGTTCTTGCCTTTGAATACCTTTGCAGGTTTGGAACAGACTATAAGACTCCTGTATTGCACTTAGAAGCTTTTGATTTGCCGTTTTAAGATGAGACATGGATCACTATTTAGCGGAATAGGAGGCTTTGATTTAGCCTCCGAATGGATGGGATGGGAGAATGTTTTCCATTGTGAGTGGAATGAGTTTGGACAGAAAGTTTTAAATTATTATTGGCCTAAAGCAATATCATATCATGATATCACAAAGACAGATTTCTCTATTCACAGAGGAACAATTGACATCATTACCGGTGGATTCCCATGCCAACCCTATTCAATGGCAGGAAAAAGAAAAGGCAAAGAGGATGAACGCCATTTATGGCCCGAAATGCTTAGAGCAATACGAGAAATTCAACCGACATGGGTCGTGGGCGAAAATGTTCTCGGACTTGTTAATTGGGATGGAGGGTTGGTATTCCACGAGGTGCAAGCTGACTTGGAAGCTCAAGGGTACGAAGTACAACCGTATGTACTTCCAGCTGCAAGCGTCAACGCTCCACACAGAAGGGACAGGGTTTGGTTTGTTGCTTACTCCAAATCTTGTGCAGATAGCAGAAAGTCCAGAAGAATATCAAACGAGGCAAAAGAAGAGAACGGAGGATGGATTAAACCAGGCCCCTCATCCGAACAACAAGTACAACTGCCTACTGAGTCAGGTTATTTATTCCGGTCTGTTAAAAACTCCAACAAAGATGGATGGGGAAGTGAGTTCGGGCAAAAAGAATCCAATATCGGGGAACAGCGGAACTCTTGCTCAAGAGATAATGAGTGGATACCCACCGACAATGAAAAAGTTAGGGATGCTACCGACTCCTCAAGCCTCGGATTTTGTAAGTACAGTTCAGGAGAACAATTATTCTCTGAGACATTTGGAACACAATTCGGGATGGACAAAGAAAATGCTTCCGACTCCAGTAGTATCAGACAAGAATGCAGGGAGGAGGGGGAATGCTCCAAGAGAAGGTCACAATCCAATGACAAATTCATTAAAAGACGCAATAAATTACCAGGAGCAGACTTCGAAATGTTCCCATCTGTCTCCCCAATTTGTGATGGAGATGATGGGCTTTCCGACAGATTGGACTCTATTACCTTTCCTAAATGGAGAAACGAATCAATTAAAGCAGGAGGAAACGCAATAGTCCCCCAAGTAGTCTATCAGATATTTAAAGCAATCGAGCAGTATAATCAACTTGATAAGCAACTATCTATATGAAACCACTTGACATTCTTAAACAACTCAAGCAAGAGTCGATGCTAGAATCCTATCCGAATGTGCCTAAGTATGCTATATCAGCACCGAAGTACGAGGATAAGACCGCCAATGGACTAACCAAGTGCGTTAAGGAATTCCTAGAGCTTAATGGATACCAAGCAGAGCGAATCAATACGATGGGTAGACCTATCGACAACCGAAAGCAAGTCACCGATGTCATAGGCAGAACCAAGACCATCGGCTCAATGACCTGGGGCAAGTCAACTGCAACCAAAGGATCAGCGGATATTTCAGCTACAATCCTAGGTAGGTCGGTAAAGATAGAAATAAAGATAGGCAGAGACAGGCAGTCAGAGCATCAGAAAGTCTACCAAGAGGCTATAGAAAAGTCTGGAGGTCAGTACTGGATAGTAAAAAACTTTGATGACTTCTATGAAAAATATCAGAATTTTCTTGAATCCAATAAATCAATAAGTTAATATTACAAGACAAACCAAAAACAATTAAAAAAATGGCAAATTTATCAGAAATCTTCCTAAAGCAGGAAACACTAGAAACCCTACTTACCACAGTTAAAGCAAAGGGTCTTAAAGGAGTCTCATTGACCATCTCAATGAACGATGAGGCAAACGATTACGGACAGAATGTTCAATCCTATGTATCTCAGACAAAAGAGGACAGAGAGGCTAAAAAGCAGAAGTTCTGGACAGGATCAGGAAAAGTATTTTGGTCTGATGGTAAACCAGCGATGGTGGTAGAGAAAAAGCAAGCACATCAATCTAAACCTCAGTATGCCGAGAAAGAAAGTTCACTCCCCTTCTGATTTCATCCTCAAGCGTAGGTTTATCAATAAGTTCAACGAATTCACAGAGTGGCAAGACATCGGATATGGAGAGTTTCTCTCCATTGAAGATGTTCAAGAGAAAATCAAGCTTCTGATTCAGAACTATAAGAATAAACACATGGAGGTACATTTTGAAATGAACGGCAAACTATTAGACTTTAATGGAAATGAAATATCACATCCTATTAAATTTACACCGAAATGAAAAGGCATCTGTTTCAGTTACTTAAATTTATAAATGTAGCGTGGGGTTTTATGACCTGCCTATATTTGATTTCTAAGTCTCTTGGGATGTTTGCATTGGTACTTGCTATTTTCGTCACTTACTTAAACATCTTGATTGATGAAATACTCAAAGGAACAGATTAAAAGAGCGGTACGATCCTGCGTATTCTGTGAGAGAAACGGAATTAAGGCTGATCCCGACATGGAAGACCATTCAGAAGCAGGAGAGATATTCTTCAACCACTTCATGGGAATGGTAGAGCCTAGGCTTACAGAACTGCTAGAGAATCCTCGATATGTTATCAAGCTACAACTGATAACTAGACACTTACACCACAATTACAGATAATGATTAAATATAAATACGAAGAGTTGGACTTTTATGTCGATTCAGAAACAGGAAACTTGGTTATTGACTATAAAGAAAATATAGCCGAAATAGAAAACCATGTAGCTATTGAACTTATTGAAATATTAAGACAAAAGCTTTATTTGCATAGAGAACAGAAAGAAAGTGTAATTAAACGATTCTTTAAATAAGATGGAAGAAGCTCAAGTACTCAATCCCTTTGGATACCTATCTGCGACCAAGGTACTCGATGAAAACCGCAAACCTAGTGAGTGGTGGATTGAGTACCTAGAGTTTAACGAATTAGTTGCTGAAAACGAGTTCTATGTTCTGTTTGGAGATGGCTTACTGATTAAAAAAGGAAGGTCTAAGTTTAGGACTAGCCAATATCTAAAAGGAGATAGGTTTATCTCGTTCAAGCAATACTATGATAAAGAAAAGCTACTTAAAGAAGACATTAATTATAATTTTGTCTCTGTTGCTCACGACCTGTTTAGTTAAATGGTGGATTGAGTTTTTAAAGATACACGCATGACACCCCCATTCGCAATCCAGGTAGAAGAAGTTCTTGATAGCATAGAGAAAATGCTTATCGATAAGAATCGTAAATACGGCAACTCAGCATTAGAGCCTCTAGGAATATTCAGTCAGTTGTCCGCAAAAGAAGGACTACTGATTCGAATCGATGACAAGCTAAAGAGAATCAAGAACGGAAGCTTAGAGAAAGACGATGAGGATGTGGTAAACGACTTGATTGGTTATCTAGTGCTGCTGAAGATTAGTGATAATGTGTAATATATTGCACAATAACCTCTGTTTTTATATGCAATGTCGTATAAATCAGACAAAAGTGCATTAAAACGCTTAAATGCATATAATATGAGTGACATCACGATGTGCCCAGGGACAAATTGTCCCTACAAAGAAACGTGTTACCGCTATACATCTAAGCCTAGCGATTGGCAAAGCTATTTCTTAGAACCTCCAATTAAAGATGGCAAATGCGATATGTATTGGGGAGACCTAGCAGAGGCTATTTTTAACCAGCTCAAGGATATTGTCAAGCCTAAATAAGTAATTCGGAAAATATCCGAATTGTAGAATAAATAATGACCCAAGAGCAGATCCAACGGTATGCTACTTGGGTACCTATAAGTTCACAGATTTGGAACTTTTGTTAACCTTTAGAATAACTTTTTAGATACTCCTATTTGATGTACCTTCTGCAATGGTTGGTACTGATACTGAAACAAGTATTTGTTGTCCAAGTAGGAAACTGATGCGCTCGGTTTTAACAAAGAGTTGACTCCTGCGCCCAAATATAATCCCTTCGGTTTTTGAATAATTGTCTTGGTTTCTGTGTTCGTAATTGTATTCGTTACCACAGGTATCTTATAGTCGTTCGTAGCGGTCATTTTAAGCACTTCTCCGAGGACTTCTCCGCTTAGATATGTATTACCATACTCGAAAGGTATAATGGTCTTAAACAGGCTAATTTGTGGCTTAAAATCGATTAGTATTGTATCCCTTAAAACTTCGGTTTTTATCGTTGTTTTAGGGATGTAAACTGTCTCCAATTTGTCGACAAACAAAGTGTCCGTTTTTGTCACGGTTTCAAACTTATAGACAGTCTCTACCTCAGGTCTAGGGTAAACCACAAAAGCTAAAATTACTCCGCCAAGAAAAGCTAATATTGCGATTTGTATTCTTTGGTCAATCATTATTGTTCAATGTATAAATTGTCTTGCTCTAATATCTTTCTTAACTCTTCACGACACCATTTATAAGCCTGGTAAGTCTCATCAGATAATTCCTTGTATTTCATTTCAGACCTAAGAAGCTGGTCCAACTCCCAATGGGCAATTTTATATTTATGTCCGTTTATTGCCGCATGGAAATCGTTATTCTCCTCAGGCAAATCAAATTCTAATATTGCTTTCATAGCGGAAATTTATGTGAATCTACTAATAGTTCATAATTATCTGACCCATCTTTTACATACCTTCTGCCATGCAAGGTCAAAATTCTGCCTCCAACTGGCTTAACTGGTGCCCCTCTTTCTATATGCCATCCCTGACTACCATCTCCATACTCTTCCTTGTATGTACCTGTAATAGCTAGGTGAATCTGCTTTTGCTGTAGTTCATAAATCCGCTTTCCTTTGTTATACTGAAGGGTATCTCTAACATCATTTCTACTTGAGTTCTCATGGATGTGACCCATCACAAAGATGTCCATGTTTTCATACATCTCTAATGATCTTGTTAAGTTAATGGCACCACGTGTAACAATTCCTCCTAAACCGATTCCGTGATGGTACTTCAAATTTTTTGTCATTGAAGTGCTAGGTCTTAAATCATATTTAAGAACTATCCACCCACCATATCCACCCACATATACATTGCTTTTATTCTTGTAGTTAAATAGGTCTACAAATCTTTGAAGGATGTCAGTTTCAGAATACTTAATTATAGAAGTTTCATGGTTGCCATATCCAATAACAGTTAATATTGAAGCATAAGGAGACCACCACTCTACCGCAGTTTCTACTATACTATCTAAATACTTTGCGTTATTGTGTTCAGGCCTTATGTCTGACTTGTTGTTTCTGCGATCCATACGGCCCTGCATACAGCAAAAAAAATCCCCATTAATAAAAATAGGGATATTCTGCTCAAGGCAATAGTCAAGATGTCTCTTTAACATTTCACGATCACACTTAGGATTATCCCAGTGAATATCTGAAAGTAAAGCTACCCGATTCTCTTCTGTTTTTAGTGAAAGAGAATGCACATTACGTGCTATTTTTATAAGTTCCATTAAGGAATAGTTTGGTACACTGTTTTGCCTCCAGACCGAACGGCCTTCAGCTTTTGCTTTCTATTGCCTGTTTTAACGTAGCTAACATGAACCCAATCAGGATTAGCATCACTCCCAAATTCCCAGATAATCTGATCAAAGTCTAACCGTGAGACAATAAAGTCAAAGACCATCTTGTTAGTCACTCCGCCTTTGCTTCCATCCATATCGATGTCGATGGCTTGACCTTTGCAATGCTGGGAGGATGCGCTTCCTCCAATAAAATCATTTAAAGCCTTGGAGCGGTAACCGCTGGAAATAAAAATAGGCTCTTTAAAGTGCAATCTGATTGGCTCAAATACTTTCTCAGCAAGTAGCTTAAAGTTCTCCAAATGCTCAGCAGTTGGCGTGTTGTCAATGCCGTGACGCTTTGCAGAATCACTTCGTGTAACTTCTGCTAGGTTTAGATGTGTGCTAATTTTCATTCTTAGATTTTTTATCTTCTGAGGTTGCGTATTTAATACCCATAATAGTTCCTACAATAGAAAACGCATTGGTAAGCAGTACTGAAAACATATTGCTCCACGTTGAGCCAATAATTTGAGTGTCCTTATTAGACAGGATTGCAAACGAGTACATTATAGTAGTGATAAAGCCGACCGACATAATCACAAACAGAGCAGACTTTACGATTACTTTAATAAGTTCGTTTTGGCTTTTTTTAATCGTTGCGTCTAGGTCATTTACCGCTGCATCCTTTTCTATTTCGATTGCCGCTCTTAGCTTGTTAGAGTTTTCTAACTCTGCTTTGACCTTGGCAGAAAGTTCTTCGATTTTATTCTTGCTGACAATCGTTTCTGTAATGTCGGTTGCAATCTTCATAATCTTAGTGATTGCACCGCTTTCGTCTAGGATTGGGTTGTAGGTAGCTTGCAAGAAAATAGGACTGCCGTCAATCTTACGTCTTTCAAACTCACCCTCATAATACCTGCCGTCTCTTAGCGTCTCCCAAAACTTTGTGTAATCGTCAGACTTTGAGTATTCGTAGCTAACGAAAATAGAATGGTGCTTGCCTATTAGCTTGTCGTGTTCATTATCGGCTAATCCCATAGCCTTCAAAAAAAGTGTATTTACTCCAAGGATAAAACCGTTTAGGTCAAAGTAAATAATCGCATTGCTACGATTAATCGCCTCCATCCTGTAAAGCAGTTCCTCCTTGCTTAGATTTTTCATTCCTTCTTAAATATCTTTTCGGCTGCACTAATGCCCAAGGCAGCAGCAGACAAAGCTGCAACAGAATAAACCAAAGCCTCGCTTGGCTCGTTTACTGCATCGTGATTAGCATACAACGTGTAGCACAAAGCTACTGCTGAGAATACTCCTACAAATCGTTTGCTGGATGCCTGTCCGTTTTCAGATAGAAAACCACTAGACCACTCGAAAAACTTTTTCATCTGCCTTGACCTCTGTATTTACTTACCTTTTTACCTTTAGGTGTATTTAGATTCTTTGCTTTGCCCTCTCGCTTCTTTCCAAATGCAGATGGCTTGCTATTAGCATTACTTCCCTTCTTCATCTTTTCTTTTTTCGTAGACTGCTTTCTCGTTTTTAATCTTGTAGACTAGGTAGACAATTGAAAGCAAAGAGATAATCATGGTGAGAACCACATTTAGTAAATCTATCCCGATGGCTTGAAAAACATTTGCCACAAATGCCACAAGTGTGGATGGTACTCCTATTTCGTCTTTTTGCAATAAATTCATTTTTATCAATCGCTAATCGTTTACCAAAAATAAGGCATTTAATAGGAAATAAAAAAGGGCTATTTCTAGCCCTCTAAATCACTTGGTAGGTGTTACCATTACTTTTCCTTTAAAGCCTCGTAGAGAGGTCCTAAAACAAGCACAGTAAAGCCTTTAGCCTTTACCTTCTCTTTGATTAGGTCAGCATCGGATTTGCTTACTTCAATCTCTCCTGTGGAGTAGTAGATTTTCTTAGCCAACTCGTAAAGACGAATCGGGTCTTCTTTCTCCTCGGCAGCAAACAATGCGTTTCCTACCATTTTAGAAAGGAGCATCTCTTCGCCTTTCTCGTTTTGGATTGCGTTGCCCTCGATGTCAGTTAGGGCGATTGCTAGATTTACATTCATGGTACAAGTGTAAGGTTTAATTTTTCGGCAATATACTCAAACGCATAATCATTGGAGCCGTTCCACTCTAAATAATCTTCTCCACTTAGAGAAATATTGCCTTCAGCAACTGACTGACCTACTGAGATTGGCATTGCCTCTGTTCCTTGACCGCCTGTCATTAGTTGGTAATAGAAAGTGCAAGCACTCTCAAGGTTGTCGTTTACGATGATTGCGTTTAGCAGACTAGCCTCTAGCTGCTCTCCGTTCTTCCACACTTGTACTGGTTCGATTTGTTTCATTTGTTGTATTGTTTTAAAGTTTAACTGCTCCAATAGCGTATAAATCATCGCCTATTTGTACTGTAATCTGATGGTCTTCTGTTGGCTGAGTTCCAGCAGAAGCTCTTCCTAATTTCCACGCATCACTCTTAATCGTGTTAACTCCAGGCCTGTAGGTAGTAATTGTGTTGGTAAAGGTATTGCCGCCAACTCTTAATTTGTCGCTTGTATCTGTATCAGTTCCAATTAATACATTACCATTGACACTAATTCTCATTCTTAATTCATCTGCTAAATATCTACCATAAAATGAGATTGATTTAGCAGGTCCGCTAGTAAGGTTTGATGCATAGAAAGCTAAAGCATTAGAATTATTTATAATTCTAGCGCCAGATAAATCACCAGTTTCTTGACCTCTAAATAATATGTCTCCTACTGATGTTAAAATAAGTTTTTGACTACTATTAGTGCTAAATGCAATTGTATTTGCGCTATCTAAGTACATTCCATTTGTTGGAACAGTTGAACTTGTTGGAACAAAAGACCCAGCCGTAACCGAAGAGGAGAAGGTAGCTGCTCCAGTTACCCCAAAAGCACCATTTTGAATTGATACTAATCTTGTTCCATTTTGAGAAACAATACCAAAACCTGCATTAGAACTATATCTTAAATCTCCACTTGTTAAATATAATTGACTTGATGCCCCTATTGTTACATCACTTGAGAACGTAGCTGCGCCTGTGCCTGCAATAGTCAACCTTGTTACACCATCGGTTGAAAACACCATAGGTCTATTGGCATTACCAAAAAAATTGTATGCGTATGCACCTCTTCCAAATGAACTGCCAGCAGAATTATCTATACCAACATATAGTTGACCTCCGTCATTGAGATATCCTGAAAATGCAGAGTTTGTACCTGTTGATGGTTGAGCTAAAAATTGACCAAAACTTGTAGTTACACTACCGCTAAAGGTAGCTGCGCCTGTGGATTCTACAGAAAATACATTTGAACCACCGCCATTTACTCTAAAATAAATACCTCTGCCTGTTGCTGCATTAATATAAATTCCATCAGATTGGTCATTTGCTGCAAAGATTCTATTAAAACCATTTGAGTTTGTTCCAAATGCAAATGTTCTATAAGCACCACCAAATGTTTGGTCAGTACCAATTACTGTCCCATTTATAATAGCATTCCCCTGAACCAACAATCCTTGCGCAGGTGCTGCCGATGGTGTTCCAATAGATAGTCCGCTATTAGACCCCAAGGTCATAGCTTGGGTGAAGGTTATAGCATTGCCTGCCGTTCCTGAAGGAGCGTTGAACCAAATGTGTTGTCCGCCACTAGAACCTATATCATATCTATTAGCAAAACCATTGTTAGCATATCTATATGCGCCATCAAAATAATAATTTGATGATAATTGAACAGAATTAATTCCTAGTCCCCAAAAAGAATTCCCAAGAGTTCCAACTTCAATAGCTTTAAATGCCCCCCACGCACTCGGTGTAACTCCTAAGCCAAGGTTGCCTGATGGAGTAATAGTTACTAAATCAGTAGAGGCAGTTGTATTTCTTATTTGAAAAGTATTAGAAATATTACCTCTAACAATTATCTCGTATCCTTGAGTGGTATTACTAAGGTTAAATCCTGGGAATCCAGTTGCTCCATTACCCGTAACAAAAACTCTTGGAGAAGCAAAATTTTCAATTGTTATATTACCATCTAAAAAAGTATATCTTAAATTACTAGATACTCTTTGTATGGTAAATCCATTACTTACTCCTGACATTCCTGCTCTGAATATATCAGAATCAGCAGCAGATGATGCAAGTAAATCAAGCCTGTAACCAGGACTAGCGGTTCCTACTCCTAGCCTATCATTTGTAGAGTCCCAAAATAGGTTAGACTCTCCTGTAATGCTGCTTGTTCCGTTAAAGAAAGCAACCTGTCCGCTTGTCCCTGTACCTGTTACTGGAGTAAGATTTCCTGAATGCCATAATTTTGACCATGCAGTTGTTGCACTATTGTTTGTTTTTCTGACATAAAATTCTTGGTCGAAGAAACTTCCTGCAATCTGCATTGCGTAATTATTTGAATCATTTGTATGTCTTGATTCAATTAAATGCTGCCAGCTATTCGCCCCACTATAATAGTTTACAGGAGAAACGGTCTCAAAGAAACCACTTCTTGCTCCTGCATTGCCTTGTAAACCAGCATCGTCACGGGTTAAGGTTCTTTGACCTGAAATATTTGCCCAATCAGGAGTTATCGTAACCGCAGTTCCAATGCTTGTAATTCTACCTTTTGCGTCAACGGTAAATGGTCTTACTTGAGTAGCTGAATCGTTGTATGTGCCAGCAGTAACACCGCTATTTGCTAAGACAACTGTTATAGCAGTTGCACCACTACCTGTTGCATCACCGCTTAAAGTTATGGTTTGGTTTCCTGTTAGGTAAGTCGAGTTGTCGTAGCTTATTGTCGTACCACTAATCTTAACAAAACCTGTCCCGTTTAACGCTTGTTGCTTTGAGTTAAATGTACTCCAATCCGTTCCGCTCAATGCTCCAGTTACTCCTGCACTTGCTAGACCTAAAGACAACTGTTGACCTGATAATCCAAGTCCATTAGCCGTTCCTAATGTAACATTTCCAGTATTAGTTCCGCTTAAATTAGAACCACTAATTGCACCACTTACAATTAAATCTGAAGTAGTGTTAGTGGTCGGAACCAATCTCATTGCATTATAAACAGATGCTCCTGATGGAGTAAATCTCCATCTCCATTCATCATTTAGATTATCATCAGATAAATTAAAATCAAAGAATGTTGATGTGCCTGATATTGTAGTTGTTATTGATGCTGAATCGTTAACATGAGCAACAAATGTAATTCCTGTTATTCCTGTTAAACCCTGATTAGCAGAAGCTGCTTGGATTGGAGTTGTTCCTAAATAATAATCCCCATTTGCGGCAATTACTGAACCTGTTCTTCCAAATACACTAGAAACTCCTGTTACTAAAGAACCAATGTTTCCGTTTAGCTTTTGAATAGCTGAAAGAATAGAATCAGCAGCACTAATTGTCCCTGCACCACTAGTATATCCTGTAAGCGTAGAAGCAATAGCTCTAGCATTAGTAAAGTAAAGGTTACCACTCTCAGGAACCGCTGCCGTGTTTAGCGTCTGAAATGTCTTATCTCCTCTAAAGTACTGAGCAGTAGTTCCAGCAGTTATAGCGTTTTCCTTGCTATTAAAAGTAGTCCAATCCGTTGAAGACAAAGCACCATTCTGACCGCTTGTAGCTAGTTGCAGACTAAGCTGCTGAGTAGACAAGCTAAGACCATTTGCAGTCCCTAAAGTCACCGCATTGTGTCTTGCTGCCGTATTTGCAGCGACATCGGTATTTGCACTTACTCTTGCCTCGGTATAATAAAGGTTAGTATTCTCAGTTACCTGACTAGTGTTGTAATCTCCATTAGCAGCAATAACATTGCCTGTTCTGCCAAAGACACTACTTACCGCATCCGTGTTATCTACCTTCTGCCAAGCACTTCCGTTAGAGATAATCCAATCGCCAACCTCAAAGCTGATCCCTGCAAATGTTCCTGCCGTGCTTACAATGTAGTAGTAGCCCTTAGTTCCTGATGCAGGAGGGTTAGCTAATGTAGGAGTATTCGTTGCTGCGTTCCATAATCCTTGGTAGTTGACATTACCAATCAACGCATCGTTAATCTGAGCCAATGGAACCTTGCCGTTGCCATCTAGTGATGCATAGCCGTTCGGTTGTCCTTTCTCAGAGGTTACCTGATAAATCGAGTTATCGTAGGTTATCGTTGTACCACTTGCCTTGACAAAGCCTGTGCCGTTAAGTTGTGCCTGGGCTCCTACATCAGAACGAGTTTCGCTTGGAGTTCTTTGATGAACTACACCACCGCTAATCGTTAAAAAGTTTCCTGTGGCATTGCTTACAGAAGACAAAGACAAATCTACCAATGCAGTTCTGCCTCCAACAACCGCCATAGCATTACCGCTGCCGCTAGTTTTAGTGACTAGCAAAGCCTCTCCATTTCCTCCCTTGGTAACTTTTACACCAATTCCGCTTCCGCTTGTATGGTTTACAGTTAGCGTGTCGCTTGAGCCGTTGTTTGCAAATGTACCTCTCTCAGCCGTCAAATCGTGCGTTCCTAAATCAACATCCGCAGTCGCTCCTGTATATGGAACATATCCTGTTAGAGAAGGGAAGTTCTGTAAACTACCATCGCCTCTAATATACTGATCAGTAGTTCCTGCACCTGTAACTGCAATTGTTCCGTTAGAAGTCAACGGAGAATTAGCTACCGAAAACGCAGAAGGCATTGTAAGACCTACTGAGTTCAGAGAAGTGCCAGGAGGGTTAACAGGAGGCAAGGTCTCACCCTGCTCAACACCTGGGCTACTTGGTGATACACCTGTTCTTACTTTCTTCGCTGAGAAAAACTTACCTGATACATCTGCCATATTAACTTCCTATTTCGCCTAATCTTGCTAATTCTAATCTCCAACTATTTGCCATTAAATCTACATCCATCGCAATTACCATCCAATAATGTCCATCGTATTCGATGTTCTGATATGGTTTTATTTCCAATGGATTTGCAGCATCTCTAGGCAATGTCAATATCAACCTAGGGTTTTGTCTACCCTTAATATTTGCTAACTCCTGAAGGAATATCTGAATCAATGGTAATGACTCGACACCATCCCTAGACCAAGCCTGAGAATTTGGATTGCCATATCCAGGTAAGTCGAGCCGTATAGCACTACTTGAGTTTTCTGTGTCGACATCGCCAATCTTAAATTTGACATCATCGTAGACATTGGAGTAAGATTCATCGGTTACGAATTTCTCTGATATTTCCTCTGTCGCAAAGGCATCGTTTTCTTCGATTTTAAGCGACATATTTCTGTACCCTACTGTGTACTTGTCTACCGACCCAGAGTTAGTTGTAATGACCTGATATAGCCTTATAATGACATTGCCATCTTCAGGTACAACTACATTAACAATGTCTAGCTTATTCCATGCATACAATGATCCCATTGGGAACTGCATGATTGTAAAGGAAGAACTCCAAGTAAAAGTAGCTACACCATCAAAAGCCAAATATTTAGTTCCGATGTTAATCATAACACCTGCATTTGTATTTGGTCTTGGTAGTTCGCCTGAGAATCTAGGTTCAAAGATAAACTCAAGCTGAAAACTCAAAGTATTCGCTAAGTCTTGGGCAATGGGAATACCAGTAAATACTCTTGTAGAGTCAAGTTCTATAAATGATATATTTATGTCTCCTGTTCCGCTCACAGAGCTTGTGCCCCATATCTTAGCATATTCTCCTAGAGAATCAGATACATACTGAATTTTAGCAGGATTAATTCCTGTTGGATAGGAGCTAGGCTGATTGCTAGGGATTGCAAGAACATAGTTCCATAGCCTTAACTGATAAGTTCCTGGGTATGCACTACCTGGTAAATTAAACTCCCAAGAATCAACACTAAACGGCTCCTCGTAGATTCCTCCACGAGATGAGTAGTCAAGTACCCCAAGTTCTAATGTGCCCGTAAACTCGGTGTAAACAGGTCTACCAGTACGCTGACCTCCTGTAAACTTGCAGGATACATCCATGCCAGGAGTTATGGTAATAATTCCTTCTCTTTCAGCGTCTGTGTTGTAATTAAATAGCCTGTAACTATCCTTAGCCAATTCAGGCAAAGAGATTATGTAGAACTCGTTTCTCCACAAGAAAACTCTGCAAAGGAAAGGTTTTAGAAGTGCAGTTAGAAATTCTGATATGTAAACAGATGTGTTTTCAACAATTCCATTAATTGAAAGGTACAAAGGAATAGAACCATCTGTAAATACAGCATTAGAAGGAATCAATAGCTGTTCAAATACACCATCATTAGTATCTAGCCTAGTCTCGTATATTTCACAAGCCATATTTATTGGCCTTAGCAAAGGGAATGTTTGATTTAATGCTCCAAAGAATCCTCCAACAAATGTATTACCTGAGAAACCATCAAAGTACTGCTCGTTTACTCTTTTGGAGTCAAATGAATTAAATCCATCAGAAGCAGTAAACTCCATTACTTCTCTGATTCCTACTTCATTAATTGTCAGGGTAGAATTGTTTATGTATCCTTCCCAAAACAAATCACCTTCAATCAGAACTTTAAGTAGCCATTTTCTGTAACCGCCTTCAAGAAGCTCGAAGTACTCGTCACGCATTCCGACAAGACCAAAGCTAAATGATGACCTTACGATTGGCTCTAGTTCATCTTGACCAAAGTTGCCCCAACGGAATGAGAATCCTGCCGTATCTTTTTGTATTGCAGAACCGATATATCCAAACTCGTAGATTTCTAATCTTATGAGTTGATTAGATTGATCCTCAGTTTCTGAAAAGAATCTAAGTTCATAATCGGTATCACTTGGGGTAAATGTGCCTGTAAGGTTAACTCTTAGCTTAACATCCCTTGATGGCATATTAAATGTCCAAGGGTTCGTTCCTGAAGTCAGGAAACCATTGTTGATGTTGTAAGAGCTAAAGCTAAATCCAGAATCAAATGTTCCTAGAATGGTTAAAGAAGTTCCTTCCTCATAGGATAGCAAAGGAGCTACACCATTAACTGTGATTGAACCTGTGCCTCCAAATAGTCCCGAAATGAATCTGTATTCTGCCATTGGTCAAAAATACAAAAAAAAATAGGGATTATCTTGACTTATATTTAGTGTTCGATTAGATTTGTCCCAACATGAACAGAACATTGAAAGAATCATCAGATGTTATCGCCAAGTGCATAGCAGAAATCAGGGCAAGTCCTGAGAACATCACAGACGAATTAATCGAGAAAAGTTGCATTAAGTACGATGTCGATGAGGATCGTATTAGAAAAATAGCACTACTCAGAAAAAGAATTTAATGTAGTTATTTTGGGTTTTTGTTAACAGAAAGCCTTGGCCGTGTGGTCAAGGTTTTTTTTATCTTATGTTTCTTCTGATTTGAGCCTGCTCCACAAAGAATAGCAAATCATCTGGGCCTTTTAGCATTACTTCAACACCGTACATTCCGGAGTTTACTGATGCACTAGAATAATCCATTGATGGCAATTGAGGAATAATAACCCCATTAGTATTAGGCACAAATAACTCAGGTCTACGCTCACCTACAATGTAGGCTCTGCCCTTAGACACAGGGCCACCAAACTCTCTTCGATTTGTAAATGTAGAACCTGATCCTGCTGAAGGAGAACCTCCACTTTTTGCTTTACCGAATGCTGCACTAACTAATGCAACTGCTCCTGCAATAAATACAGGTAATAAAGCTAAACCAACTGGGCCTAATCCTTTGGCTCCTTCTGTGGCTGAAACCACAGCATTACCAGTGGCTAGTTTAAGATTACCTACATTTTCTTTGTCCGCAGCACTATTTGTTGCTTGAGCTTTTTCAAAAATAGCACCAATAATCTTAGGAGTAGCAGAAAGCAAAGTTGTAACAAATCCTCTTAATGCTCTATCACTAATGTTTAATGAAGCAGCAATTCCTGCACCAAGAGAACTAAATGCGTCAACGATTGTTTCTAAATTACTTTTTACTTGTTCTCCATTTAATAAAGCTAATTCTTGTCTTAACTGAGATATTTTTAAGGTGTATTCGTCAATTTTTCCAGTATCTGTTTGTAATCTTTTTAGAAATTCAAATAAAGCTATTTGTTCTTCTAAAGCTTCAATTCTTCCTTTTGGAACAACATCAGCAGTTTCTGCTTCTGGTTTAATTTCAGCAGGAGCAGGAGTTTCATCTGCAATAGCTCTTAATAATTGGTTAATTCTTATTAATCTATCTTCATTTTCATTCCAAGCTTTGTCATAGAATTCAACCTTTTCTTTTGATTTATCTATTTTATCTTTATTCTGATCTATTAACCCTCCTGCTTTTTGTATTTGCTCAGGTATTTTTGATTCAATAGACAATGTTTCTAATGCTATTTTTCTTCTTTCCTCAGCACTATCAGTAGTTTGTTTTATTAAATCATTTAATTCAGATTCAATTCTATTAGCTTCAATATTAGTAGCAGTCAATTGACCAGCAACTTTCAAACCACTTGTTTGTTCACCAATTCTTGCTTTTTCTAACTGAGCTCTTTTATCTAAAATTTCTAATGCTCTTTGTTCTTCTTGAAGTAATAAGGTTAAAGTTTGTTTTTCGTTTTCTGTAATTTGCTGACTAAATGCTTTTGCTTTTGCATTAGCTACAATACTTTTAGTTAATTTATCATAAGCTCCACCAACATTACCTAAAAGTATTTGCTCATCAGATAATCCTTTAAAATACTCAGGAAACTGGTTTCTTAATTCTTTTACCGCAAGTATTCTTTTTTCTAAAGGAAGATTAGCGTTTTCAGCCTGAAGTTTTAATAACTTTAATGATTGAATTTCACCTTGAGCAGATTGAGCCCCTTCTAATTGAGCTTTAGTTACTCCATCAAGTGAATTTTTAAAATCGTCTAACTCTTTAGCTAAATCCTTAGTTTCTTCAGCAGAATCAAATGCACCTAATTGATAAGCTGTAAAAGCAGCAGTAGCTGCCGATATTCCTAAAACAAGTAAATTTGATCCTGTAAATAAGCTTTTAAAAAATGCAGACAATGCTGTTCCTGTGCTACCAGTAGTAATTCTTAAAGCACTAAATTGTTCAGCAAGTTGTTGTATGTTGTTACCTACACCAATAATTCCAAAAGGTGCATCTTGAATTACACGGTTGAATGCAATAGCTGAACCATTAGCAGCTCCAGCAGATACTCTAAAATTATCAAAAGATTTAGCTGTATTTACAGCAACTGATTTACCTAAAGAATTAATTCTTGTAAGTTCAGCACTAGTTTGTTCTAATTGAGCATTTAGCCTAGCTACTTGTTGTTCGTCTGTTGCTTGTTGTAATGAAACTTTTAATTGCTTTACCTGAGCATTTAGCTGACCAATAAGCCCAATTTCTTCTTTAACTACAACCTTTCTTTGTTCAAATACTTTACCTAAAGCATTTAACCTTGCTAATTCTTTTTGCGTCTCTTGAAGTTTTGCATTGTATTTAGCAATCTCAACTTCACTAGTAGCCTTGGTAATAAGAGTTTTGTATTTGGATAACTCGGCATTTAATTTTTGAATAATGCCTACTTGATCGGACTTTTTTTTGTTCGTCTTATCTGTACTTGAAGACGCTGAGTCTTCAAACTCCTTTAAGGTCTTTTTTACCTTTGTCAGGGCCGACTGGATGTCCTTTATATCGGCAGTTAATTTTATCTGAAGCTCATTCATATTTCAAAAATACTAATTTTTAGCCATCTTATCTAAGAAGGCATTTCTACGAGCTTTAACTAAGGAAGAATCTAATTTCTTGCCACCCTGATCGGTAGGCAATGGGAAATACTGCTGAATAGATTTATTAGGACTTTTCTTAGGAATAGAGGTGTATACCTGGTAAGCAACAAGCCTATACTTTTCCCACTCTCTTGACTGACTAATCTGATGACCACGCATGGTCAAGATAGTCTCAGCAAAAGTCATTTGATAAAAATTTCGAGGAAGTATGCGAAGTTCACCAAAACATTCTTGGCAAATATCAATCCATGTTAACTTTTTTTTTCAGCGACAGAATCTGTCGTTGATTCCAATTCCTTAACCGCAGGCAAGTCAACTCCCATAGAATTCCAAAAAGTTTGCCATACAGAATAGATGTCCTCTTCACTAATCTCCGCAATCCACTCTCCAACCTGCTCCACAGTTACAGACTCCTCAAAGCCTACAACATAGTCATTGCCAATGATGCCTGCGTAAATCAAAGTCTTAACAAGTAGAAAGTGATTCTTCTCATTAAGCTTCATGATTCGATTTAGCAAGTCCTCTGTCTCGAAATTAGCATTCTCACCCTTGTAGATAATCTTAGCAAGTTCTATAGCTGAAAAGTTGTTAAACCGCAAGGTTCGGTTCTTGCCGCCTATGTTTAGTGTCATTATTCCTGTCATGCCACTAATTTAGTAATAAATGTAACAAGCAAAAAAAAAGCTCCTAAAAAAGGAGCCTTTTTACTAAACACAAACACGAAAAACAGAAATTAAGTTGTTACTGCGTCATCAATTGGGCCAGAACCTGTGATGGTTACAGAGTATGTCTGATATTCAGGAGCAGTTGCAGTTTCGTCAAACTGAGAGATGAACCCTTCACCATATCTGATGTAAGAAGCATCTAGCGATTCAAACTTAAACTTTCTTGTTGCTCTAGCAATAGTATATCCAAAGATGTCTTCAGCAGAAACTTCATTAACACCTGGGTTGGTATTAACATCACCCTCAAAGCTCATTGTCCAAGAAGCAGTAGAAGGAAGGTTTCTTACGAAGTCACCAGTACAATCGTTGTTGATTTCTGTAGAGCCTACGGAAATAGACAAAGATTTTGAGGAGGTACAAACCGCCAATTTCCAAGATGGTGTTGAAGTTGCAGAAATGTCAATGTAAACACCAATATCTTTACTAAATAATTCGTTAGCCATAGTCTTATTATTTTATTATTTCAAAGGTATCAGATTTTTTTTTATTATCAAAATGGTACAACTATGTGAGAATATGTCCTAACATTTCTGTAAATCCAATACTCACCTGTTCTTAACTGAACACTATCAGAACTTGCTAGGTTGGTAGTTCCAATCTCCCATCCGTAAGCATTAATGTTAATGTCAGCATTACTCATAGGATTTATAATGTCTTCAATATCCTGAGCGATGTCAAATGCCTGATCCATACCCGTAGGTCTAGTAAATCCTGTTACAATATCCAAGGTAACATCAGCATTAAACTTCTTGCAAGTAGTATTCGTAATCTCAGAAGTAGTAATGCTAGAGATAATCACATAGGGATATCCTGCCATCTCAGGAATAGAAAACGCATCATAGATAGGTACACCTATCTCTGGATATAGTGCTTGAAAATAACCAGCTTTTAATGCTTTTGATAAATCCATAGTCAAAGATAAGGTTTTTTAACGATTTGTAAATCCAAACCTAGAACCCTGCTGCCTAAAGGACAATCTGCATCTGCAATTAATCGTGTTAGTCATAGAAGCTCCTTGGGTTGAATCTCCAGGATATGCCAACTGCTGACCATTGATAATGAAGTTATTCTTTATCGGAATAAAGAATTTTGGGTCTGTAAATAGGTGAGCATCTCTAGTTCTATCATCACGGATAGCCTTCCATGCCTTCTGCCAATTTAACCCTGAGCTTTCTAGTGCAAGAAGTTGTGCTTTGCTCATTGCGTTGGTAACCTCTGTTCTTGCAATCGTGTTAGATCGTAGCACAAGGTCTGTCTGTCTAATCAACTCAGCTATTTGCTGATTGCTTAGTCCATCAGCTCTGCTCTTGCCAATTAACTCGTTTACTCGCTTGACTCCTGTGGATAGTACTTCTGCAATTCTGAAGCCAATGTAGGTACTAAGAAAGCCATCCATAAGCCTTCTCCAAAAAGAAGTCATATCATTTACATCCTGGGGTGCAAGAGTACTTGCTACCTCATCAAAAATGTCTTTAGTCTTTATTTCTTGATTCGTGATTGGCTTGACAAACTCATTCCAAGTTAAAGTACCCTCATCCTCCATTATAAGCTGATACATGGCTTGATATACCATAGCTATACCTTGACCACTCACAGAGCCGATGTCTTGTCCTGACTCAAATAAACGAGCCAT